ACCTGAAGGCCTCGATCATGCTGGACACCTTCCCGAAGGTCATGCGCGTGTGCTTCCCGCAGCTGGAGAAGGGCCGCGACTGGGACGTGAACATGAGCGACGGCTACGCCAAGCTGCCGGGCGACGCCGTGGTCTGGTTCCTGGGCCTGGACGACAAGGACCGCATGGAGAAGGTGCTGGGCATGGAGTTCTGCACCATCTACGTGAACGAGGCGTCGCAGATCGCCTGGGCTGGCGTCCAGATCCTGCTGACCCGCCTGGCGCAGCGCTGCATGCAGATCATCAACGGCGTAGAGCAGCCCTTGAAGCTGCGCTTCCTGTTCGACTGCAACCCGCCCAGCAAGATGCACTGGACCTTCAAAGTCTTCAAGCAAAAGCTGGATCCGGAGACGAAGGCGCCGCTGGCCAAGCCGGAGAACTACGACAGCTTCCAGATGAACCCGACGGACAACGCGGCGAACCTCTCGCCCGAGTACCTGGCGACACTGGAAGGCCTGTCCGAGCGAATGAAGCGCCGCTTCCTGCGCGGCGAGTTCGCCGAGGCCACCCCAAACGCGCTGTTCGACGAGGCGGAAATCGACAAGTGGCGCGCCGACAGCGAGCACGTGCCCGCCCTAGTGCGCGTGGTCGTCTCGATCGACCCGAGCGGCGCCAGCGACGACGAGCAGAACGCGGACAACGACGAAGTCGGCATCACCGTCGAGGGCTTGGGCACCGACGGCAACGCCTATTTGCTGGAAGACCTCACCGTGAAGGGCGGGCCGTCGACCTGGGGCAGCGTGGCCGTGCAGGCCTACCAGCGGCACAACGCCGATGCCATCGTGGGTGAATCGAACTTCGGTGGCGGCATGGTCAAGTTCGTCGTGCAGGCCGCTGCCCTGAAGGCTGGTACCCGCGTGAACTTCAAGATGGTCACCGCCAGCCGCGGCAAAGCGCAGCGCGCCGAGCCCTTCAGCGTGCTGTACGAACAAGGGAAGGTGCGCCACGTCGGCGTCTTCGCCAAGCTCGAGGACGAGCTGTGCGCCTTTTCCACCTCGGGCTATACCGGCCCGCGATCACCGAACCGCGCTGATGCGCATATCTGGGCCCTGGCCGAGCTGTTCCCCGCGCTCGTCAAGCCCGCCAAGAAGGCGGCGGAAGCCGACATCGAAGACCACTACCAAGGAGAAGGCGGATGGATGGGATGAAGCCCGGCCACATCGTTATGGGCCATGCAAGCCTCGACCTCAGCTACTCGGGCATCGTCCCGGCCGCCGAGCGCGGCCGCGTGCTCGAGATTACCAGCCTGCGCACCGACCGCTGGTCCCGCCGAAAGGGCTACGCCAGCGCGCTGATGCGCGAGGTATGCGACCAGGCCGACCAGAACCGCATGCTGCTGCTGATCTCGCCCGAGCCGTTCGGCATCGACGGCCCCACCGCCGAGCAGCTGGGCGACTGGTACACGCGCAGCTTCGGCTTCATGCCGCTGCAGCTGTCGCCAACCATCCTGGTGCGCCTGCCGCGCACCGTAGCGCAACAATGGGCCGCCGCACATGAGCACGCGTAACACCAACCGCTGGACCGACAGCGACCTGCTGAAACGCATCCGCACGTTCACCGATACAGCCATCAAGGGCGAGAACGAAAACCGCCTGAACGCCGTTGCCGACCTGAAATTTCTGGCCGGCGACCAGTGGGACGAGGCGATCAAGCGCCAGCGCCAGCTGGAAGGCCGCCCCTGCCTGACGTTCAACCGCCTGCCGACCTTCCTGCACCAGGTCACCAACGACCAGCGCCAGAACAAGGTAGGCATCAAGGTGCACCCGGTCGGCGACGGTGCCGACCAAGAGGGCGCCGAGCTCTACCAGGGCATGATTCGCCAGATCGAGAACGGCAGCAACGCCGAAATCGCCTACGACACCGCAGTGAACAGCGCCGCCGCCATCGGCTTCGGCTTCTGGCGCCTGATCACGGACTACGAGAGCCCGACCAGCTTTAACCAGGTGATCAAGTACCAGCGCATCCGCGACGCCCTGAAGGTCTATTTTGACCCGGCCAGCGTGGAAGGCGACGGCAGCGACGCGAAGGAGTGCGCGATCGTGTCGGACATGCCGCGCGCCGAGTTCGACCGCACCTATCCCGGCAAGCTGGGCGAGTGCCGCACGGCGATCAGCGCGCTGGGCAATAGCATCCAGCCCGGCTGGATGACCGACAGCATGGTGCGAGTGGTGGAGTACTACTGGTTCGAATACAAGGCCGCGACCCTGTACCTGCTGGGCGACGGCACGACCACCACCAACACCCCGCCAGCCGGCTCCATCGTCAAGAACCAGCGCGCCACCCAGATTCCCCAGCTGAAGTGGGCGAAGGCGCACGCCGGCGGCATCCTGGAAGAAACCGAAATCATGTGTCAGTGGATTCCGGTTTTCCCTGTCTGGGGCGAGGAACTGGACATCCAGGGCAAGGTGACCAGGAAGGGCATCATTCGCGACGCGAAAGACCCGGCCCAGATGTACAACTTCTGGATGACCAGCGCGACCGAAGAGGTCAGCCTGCGCCCGAAAACGCCGTTCATCGGTGCTGAAGGCCAGTTCGAAGGGCACGAAAAGAAGTGGGCGCAGGCGAACAAGCGCAGCTTCGCATACCTGGAATACAAGCCGGTTACCGTCGACGGCGTGCTGGCCCCGCCACCGCAACGTTCCCCGATGGCCGACGTCCCGGCCGGCATGCTGCAGATGGCGCTGCACGCGGCCGACAACATCAAGGCGGTCATCGGCCTGTTCGATTCCAGCCTGGGCGCACGCGGCAACGCGACCAGCGGCGTGCAGGAAGCGCAGCAGCAGCGCCAGGGCGACGTGGCCAACTTCCACTTCATCGACAACCTGCATCGCTCGATTCGCCATTGCGGCCGCTGCCTGGTCGACATGATCCCGCACTACTACGACGCCGCCCGCGTGGTCGAGATCATGCGCGAGAACGGCGAAATCGAATCGAAGCCCATCAACCAGCCCGCCGTGAACGAAGCCGGCCAGCCGATCGACGTGCAGGGCCAGCCGATCGTGGACCCGACCCGTCAGGTGCAGAAGATCCTGGCCGACGTCACCGTGGGCCGCTACGGCGTGACCTTCGACGCCGGCCCGGGTTACGCCACCGCGCGCGAAGAGGCGCAGGCGTCCATGCTTGAGCTCGGCAGCAAGTGGCCGAAGCTGCTGGACGTGGCCGGCGACAAGGTGGTGGAAAACATGGACTGGCCGGGCGCCGAAGCGATTGCGCGCCGCCTGAAGGCCATGATCCCGCAGAACATCACCGCCGCCGACAAGGAAGGCGAGGAAGGCCAGGAAGCCGGGCCGCCGCCGCTGCCGGCCGAGATTGAGCAGGCCCTGCAGCAGTACGACCAACTGGTCGACCAGCTGCACCAGAAGCTGGCCGAGGCCGAGGCCGGCCACCAGGCCGCCATGGAGAAGGCCCAGCTGGAAGCGGCCAGCCGCGAGGAAGTCGCGCGCATCAATTCTCAGGGCAAGGCCGACGCCGAAGAGATCAAGGGCCTGATCCAGCTGCTGCTGGCCAAGATGCCGCCCCCGCCCGCCCTGGTCGCCGCTGCCGGCGAAACCGAAGATTCCCGCCCCGCTGCCAGCCAAGCAGCGGAACCGGCGCAAACCCCGGCCCAACCGGAGTGATTCCGGGTTCTAAATTCTTGGGATGATCCATGCAAACTGAAACCACCGCCCCAGCAGTCGACACCACCGCCACCGCGCCAGCCGCGCAGGCCGCGCCGAACCAGCAGACCACCACCACGCCGCCGGCCAGCGGTCAGGAAAGTGCGCCCGCAGGCCAGGCCCAGCCCGCCGGCACCACCGAAGCACCCGCGAATGGCCAGAACGCCGACCAGGGCACGCAGCAGGGCCAACCCGGCCAGGCTGACGGCACCGCCCCGAACGAAGCCGACCGCGACGAAAGCGGCCGCTTCAAGTCGAAGATCCAGAAACGGATTGATGAGCTTACCCACGCACGCCACGCTGCCGAACGAGAGGCCGCACGCTGGCGCGCAATCGCGGAGGGCACCCAGAAGGGCAACCCCGCGCCCCAAGCGCATGAATTCGCCACGGACGAAGACTACGAGGCCGCCCTGCAACAGCACCGCATTGACGAAGCTGCGCGCAAGGTCGCCGCCAACCAGGCCAGCCAGGCCGCCGAGCAGTACCAGCAGGAGGCAGCCGGCGCCGTCGATGCCACCTATAACGAACGCGCAGCGGAGGCGGCCCGCCGCATCCCCGACTTCGTGGA